GTATGACAACTCTTTATTCAATCTTCCAACGCTTGATAATTTCTTAGTGAGTAATTCTATCATATGAAAAACGTAGAATTATATAAAGAGCACCACAAAATTGTACCTGATTATGGTGCAGGTAGTATCATGTTGGTTCATATAGACCAGCTGGTGGGTCTGATAAGAGAAACAAAGTGCCGAAGTCTATTAGATTTTGGTTGTGGTAAGGGCACACAATATTCTATATATAATATCCATCAAAGGTGGGATGGTTTAAGACCAGATTTATATGACCCGGCAATTCCAGAGCATGATAAGTTGCCTGATAAAACTTATGATGGTGTATTTTCTATTGATGTGATGGAACATATACCTGAAGAAGAATGCCTAGAAACTTTACAACTTATGTTTGACCGAGCTGAGAGGTTTGTATTTCTAGGCATATCAACACAGCCGGCCCAAGCAATATTACCCAATGGAGAAAATGCACATTGCACTGTGAAGTCTCCTGATTGGTGGGAGGAAAAAATCCTTGACGCCAACACAAATTCAGTGTATACTCATATGAGGACTTACGGTAATTGGGATGATTATCGTATCTATAATGAAGAGCAACACACTAATTGGTTATGGCAGAATTGGCATGAGTAAAAAAGATTATCAATTATCACAATACCTAAATGAAATAAACTTTGGGAAGAAGAACCTTATGGAAGATGAGGATGAGTTTTGGGAGAAAAAGTACCCAGCTTACATCATCAATAAGTGTTTATCAGCCCACGGAGATGCCATATTCTATGTGAATGAAATGAACCGTATGCATTATCTGGACAATCGTCTGCAAAATGACTTTTTCATAAATAGTTTGAGTAAGCGGAAACGCTTTGCGAAGTGGATTCGTGCTTCAAAGGTGAAAGACATAGAGTATATCAAAGAATATTATGGCTATAGCAATGAAAAGGCTAAACAGGCCCTCCGTGTTTTGACCGATGACCAAGTTAAAACTATAAAAAGAAAATTGATTAGAGGTGTAAACCATGGAAGAAGTGGAGTGGACTCCCGAAATGATGCTGGAGGTAAAGTTAAACGAGCCAGATGATTTTCTAAAAGTCAGAGAAACTTTATCTCGTATCGGTGTTGCAAGTAGAAAGGATAAAATTTTATATCAGTCGTGCCACATATTACACAAACAAGGTAGATATTTCATAGTACATTTTAAGGAATTATTTGCACTTGATGGTAAGCCAACAAACATAACACTGAATGATGTAGAGAGAAGGAATACAATAGCGAGTTTGTTAGGTGATTGGGAATTGATAGAAATTGTTGGGGTAGCTGAACCTAAAGCCCCACTATCACAGATAAAGGTTTTGTCATATAGAGATAAAGAAGATTGGGTGTTGGAAACAAAATATAATATAGGTTCAAAGAAAAGAGTAGATTGAGGAATTGTTATGAGTGAAGTGAAATTGCTTCGCCTGAAATCAGGTGAAGATATAGTTGGTGATGTGGAAGAAAAGGATGATGTGGTGTCAATAACAAACCCAGCACAGATAGTACCGATGGGTGATCCAAGAGGTGGTAATGTGCAGATGGGGTTTGCACCATGGTGTCCTTTTACTACCGAGAAATCTGTGGATGTTCCTAAAGATTGGCTTGTTTTTAGTACCACAATGAATAAAGATTTACTAAATGGGTACAATCAAATGTTTGGTTCAGGCATAGTTGTTCCCAATTTGAGGGTAGATACCAAGAAAGTATTAAGCGAATAGTATTGACTTCTTATGCACCATAGTGTATAATGAATAATATGGAATCGTTTTATACGTCAATAATTCAACGCGGGAATACATTTCTCATCCGCAAAATTGAGGATGGGAAGCGTGTGCAGGAGCGGTTGGATTATAAACCTACATTATTCCGGCCCACAAAAAAGAAATCAAAATATAAAACTCTGCAGGGTCGGTCTGTGGAGCCGATAACTTTTGGCTCCATTTCCGAGGCCAGAGATTTCATCAATCAGTATAAAGATTTGCCAGGTTTCGTGTATGGTTTTGAAAGATATCCATACACCTGGATTTCTGATACATATGAGGGGTTGGTGAATTGGGATAAGGAGAAGATTCTTATTCTTACTATTGATATTGAGGTCGCTAGTGAGAATGGTTTTCCAGAGCCCAAAGAAGCAGAAGAAGAAGTCCTAGCCATTACGGTGAAGAACCAAAACACAAAGAAGATTTTGGTGTGGGGCATAGATGAATTCAAAACAGACAGGGATGATGTGGAGTATGTCCGTTGTCTGGATGAAAGGGAATTACTCGAGCAATTTGTGGAGTTTTTCTCACAAGTCAAGCCAGATGTTATAACTGGTTGGAATATAAACTTCTTTGATATTCCTTATCTGTGTAATCGTATCACCAAACTATTCGGTCCTAAAAAGACAAACCTATTATCTCCGTGGAATGTTGTATCAGAGGAGAAGGTGACATCTTATGGTCGTGAATTCACCAAGTATAATATTTGGGGTGTTTCTAATCTGGATTATATGGACATCTATATGAAATTTACATATAAGAACCAAGAGTCCTTTGCTTTAGATTACATAGCAAGTATTGAGTTGGGTGTAAAGAAGGACAAGAATCCTTATGATACATTCAAGGAGTGGTATACAAAAGATTATCAATCGTTTGTTGATTATAATATCAAGGATGTGGAACTGGTAGATGCTTTAGAAGATAAGATGAAGTTGCTTGAAATGTGTATCACTATGGCATATGAGGCGAAGGTAAATTATATTGATGTATTCTCACAAGTTAGAATGTGGGATGTTATTATTTTCAATTATCTAAAAACAAAAAAGATAGCGGTGCCGCCAAAAATATCAGAGAGTAAAGGGTCTAGGTATGAAGGGGCTTATGTAAAGGACCCACAGACAGGACAGCATAACTGGATAGTATCGTTTGACCTCAATTCTCTTTATCCCCATCTTATTATGGAGTATAATATTTCTCCAGAAACTATGATTTCGGAAAGATTCCCAAGGGGTATTTCAGTAGATAAACTTTTGACTAAGGAAGTAGAAACTGATTTTCTGAAAGAGTTGAAACTAACCGTAACTCCTAATGCCGCTTGTTTTAGAACCGATAAGAGTGGCTTTCTCCCAGAGTTGATGGAGAAAATGTATGAGGACCGTGTGAAATTCAAAAAGTATTCATTAGAGGCCCGACAACGATATGAAAACACCAAAGATAAAAAGTATCTGAAGGAGATATCCAAGTATCACAACATTCAGATGGCAAGAAAGATAGCATTGAATAGTTGTTATGGGGCTATCGGCAATCAATACTTCCGTTATTATGATGAAAGGTTGGCTACTGCCATAACAACATCAGGTCAGTTGTCTATTAGATGGATTGAAAATAAGGTGAATGAATACTTGAATAAAATTTTACAGACAGAAGGTGAGGATTATGTGGTCGCTTCTGATACTGATTCCATCTATGTGAAGTTTGATGAGCTAGTAAAGAAAGTTGAACCGAAAAACCCGATTGACTTTTTAGACAAGGTGGCATCAGAGAAGATGGAGCCTTATATCACCAAGTGTTATGAGGAATTGGCTGAGTATGTAAATGCTTATGCACAGAAGATGGAGATGGCAAGAGAAGTTATTGCTGACAAAGGTATCTGGACTGCCAAGAAACGATACATCCTAAATGTGCATGATAGTGAGGGTGTGAGATATGAAGAACCCCAACTGAAAATAATGGGTATTGAGGCAGTGAAGTCCTCAACACCAGGACCGTGTAGGACAAAGATTAAGGAAGTGTTGAAGGTGATAGTGAATGAAGATGCTTCAGCGGTCAATACTTTTATTCAGGCTTTTAGGAAAGAATTTCTCGTTACTCCGGTTGAAGAAATAGCATTCCCACGGGGAGTCAATGGCATAAAGAAGTGGGGTGATGCCTCAAACATTTATAAGAAAGGAACACCAATGCACATCAAGGGTGCTTTGATTTACAACCATCTTTTGAAGAAACATAAACTGACTAATAAGTATCAGCTGATCCGGGACGGCGATAAGATCAAATATCTAAACTTGAAGATGCCGAATGTTTTGCAAGCTAATGTGATTTCTTTTTTGGGTGAGTTGCCTGAGGAGTTTAGACTGCATGATGTAGTAGATATGGATTTACAGTTTGAAAAATCTTTTGTAGATCCTTTACAGTTTATTGTAACTCAGGTAGGTTGGGAGATAGATAGAAGTTTTGGCACAAGTAGGACATTAGAGGCGTTATTTGGATGAATAAAGAATTATATAGTTATTTGGGCGAGCACAACTTTTACTTGAATAAAGGTGAGTTTCGCTACATCACGGAGACCTATGGTAAAGAAGAATGCCGTAAAACGATTTCGGAATATGTGGCCCAGGAACGGCCACCGTTTCCTTTTAGGGAAATACCATATGATAAAATGGTATCAAACTTCCAAAAGCTGAAGGCTGTGGATTACACCAACTTTTTGGTTCCAGTAGAGGCGATAGAAAATGAAGTGATGGAAAAGTATGATGATTACAAATACAACTTCAAGGAACACGGACTTGGTCTAATAGAAACACCATCAACATACAACACCTGCTCTGATTATTTTATGAACCATTTGAGGTTGAAGTGTGGTTCTTATTCACATATGGCCCCGGCACAATGTTGGGAAGAAGGTGATGCCAAGAAAATATGGGCCTCTATTGGTGGCTTGTGGCGTGGAGTAAATAGCACAGAGGACTTGAGTCCGAAAAGTGTGATGGAAGTATTACGCTTAGGCACATATATCGCCACACAATTCAAGCCGATTGTAGCAAAGACGGTCTATAATATGACTGGTGCTAAAACTGTGCTTGATACTTCTATGGGTTGGGGTGATAGACTTACTGGTTTTTATGCCTCAGATGCAACACACTATATTGGTTGTGATCCGAATCCTAACACTTTTGAGGTATACCATCAAATGATACAGGAGTTGGATAAAATGTCTCCCGGCAAAACAGTGCAGATATATAGGTGCGGCGCTGAAGATTTGCCTTGGGATGATATTAGGGATGTAGATTGTGCTTTTACATCACCACCATATTTTTCCACAGAGAGATATAATGAGGGTGGAGATTTTGAGGAAGACCAGAGTTGGAGTAAATATAATGAATACAGCATTTGGCGCGATGAGTTTTATCTACCTGTAGCGATAAATAGTTTCAATACTTTGAGTGATAATGGTTTTCTAATCACTAATATTATGGACCCCAAAATAAAAGGCAAGAGGTATCGGTCTGGTGATGAGCTGGTGGATTCCCTGAGGGCCCATTGGATAGGTCAAATAGGTATGAGAATAATGCAGAGGCCACAAGGTAAGAATAAGTTTGAGACCAAGGAAGACCTTATAGAGTTTATGAATAAGGTTTATATAGAAAATTGCTGGGCCTTTGGTAAGAATAAGGAGTTTGATTTGTTCCGACATAAACGCCGAGCCACACTTGAGGGTTTATTCGGATAAACTGAAGATTGACAAATGTATACAATAGTGTATAGTATAAGTTATATAGAAACTAAGGATTTATTTTATTATGTCTATTAAAGCAAGTAAGTGGATGGTGTATTGGTATGATGAGGGCGAGTGGAATGAGTTATTGCTAACAGATGCACCCACATACGCAGAACATTTATTTACAAGTAGATTAGAATGTATATTAATACCAAAGAAAGCATACGACGATCCCGAAAATGCTGATATGCTTGATGTTATAATTAAAGATGAACTCTGTGTTTTACCAGCGAATGATAAATTGGATCAGTTAATGAGTGTGGATGAGTCAATAACAGA